CGCTTCCTTCGCGTCGCCGGCAGGTCCGCCGAACGGAGGCGCGCCGTCGTTGGTCAGGAGTGCCCGGGCACGCTTCAGGAGCGCGTCCGTCACGACCATCGTGGCATCGACGCCGCTGCGGGCCGTCGGAGTGCCGTCGCCGAAGATGACGTTGGTGCCGGCCAGCATGACCACGGTGATCTCGCGGTCCATGACGCGGGCCGCGTTGTCGGCCAGAAGGCGGGTCGCCTCCTGGATGACGGGATGCTTCGCGGTCAGCTCGGCCACGTCAGTCACTTCGATCCAGTCACCCCACTGGTCCAGCGTGACCGTGACTTCCTGGAGGCTGAAGACGCTGTCCGCCGGGGTGGTGCCCTCGGCGAGGGTCGCCACCGGCACATTCATGCGCTGGTAGCGCACCATGTAGGCGGTGCGTCCGGCACCTTCCTTCATCGACAGCTTGTCGCACATCGACGCCATCACGAGGTTGAGGTAGCTGCGGTCGAGCAGCTTCGCGACAAGGTACTTTTCCTGATCAAGGCTCAGGGCGGCCGCATTCATCGTCATTGCTTACATCCTTCAGAGAGACGGGTCGTCAAACCCGTGCGCCTCGAACCATGCGATCTGCTGGCTCGGAGGCAGTGAGTCGAAGTTGGCGGGGCGCTGTGGGCCCTGCCGGGTCTGGGGCGCGGGAGCTGCGCCAGTCATGATGGGGGTGGACGGAGGGACGTAGCCGGCGACGTTGCGGACCTTCTTCGCCTGCTCCAAGGCATGCTCCCCGAAGGCGACCTTCAGGGCGATGTCGGGAGCCGTGCCGTACTGCTTCGCGATGGAGGCAGCCTTGGCCCGGACTTCCTGGGGCACCACGTCACCGTACTGCCCGGCGACGGCCTGCACCTGCGCGGCATTCATCTCACGCGCGAAGTAGTCTTGCTGCTGCGCAAGGGCCACTTCGAACTTCTTCGAGATGCTGCCCACGGCCGCCTTCACTGCCTTCGCCACCACCGGGTCAAGCTGCTCGCCATACTCTGCGAGCGGGTCGACTTCGGGGGCAACTGGGGCAGCCTGGGCTGCCGGCGTCTGCTGGCGGGTCGCCAGCTCCAACAGCTTGCTCGTCAACTCCTGGACCTGCGAATCCTTCTCGTGGATTCGGGCCGTGAGCTGGTCGATTCGCTTCTGGATTCCTTCGTTCACCTGCGACTCAGCCGCTGACTGCGCGGGCTGTGCCGATGCTTCAGACTGAGCGGGGGTCTGATTCTCTTCCATGTTTCGCTCCTACGCCCGTTGAGGCCGGCGACGCCTTGGGGTTCACTTCTGAGACTTCAAGATTTCCACGGTAGCCTCCACCGTGGGGACAAGGTTCTTCGTTGCTGCGAGGGCCCCGACTGCTCGGGCCATCTGGTGTGCATCTGGTGCGGCGATGACGGCCTGCTCCGAGCTTGGGACGTATCGCTCGGAGAAGTACAGCTTCAGGACTCGCCAGCCGTCGGAGTCGATCATGTCTTTCAGGGCCCGGTACTGCTCGGCATTGCTGAGACGAGACAGGCTGTCACTCAAGTCCGAACCCTCCTGCCGCACCGGCTTCGGCGGCCATCAGGTCAGCTTCGCCCCGAATCGCAGCGAAGTCCTCGCCCTCACCGGGCGCCATCTCTCCCGAACCGCCGGGGGCCTGCTCGACTGCCGACCGGGGGTCGCCACCGAGGGGACCGACGCCGGGAGGTGCCGCGCCCGGCGGCAGGCCGGGGGCGCCGGGCATTCCCATGGGCATGGGGGCCGGGATGAGAATCTTGGCGAAGTCGCGCCCGCCGATGCCCGTCTCGTACAGGAGGCGCAGGAGAGGCTCGGGGTTGACCATCTTGCCCTGCTGCATCAGGAGTTGCATGAGGGGCGGGCTGGAGATGATCTGGAGGAACTGGAGCGCCTGCTGGGCCCGGACCTGCTGGTTCATCGCCTGGCTGCTCGCCAGCCACTTGAACTTGTACCGGCCGACGAAGGCGTCCCGCGTGAACCGGATTGGCTCGCCGCCGGTGATGGCCAGCCACCGCTCGTTCTTCTCGTACTGCTGACCGAGCATGTAGACCATCTGCATCGTGGGCACGAGGACCGACAACTCCAAGTCCTCGACCACGTCCTGCATGTCGGTCTTGACGTTGTTCTGGAGAATCTGGCTGCCCGTCGCCGTCCTGCCCGCCCCCTTCGACCCGGTGCCCTGCACGATGGGCGGGGTGCCGAGGAGGTCGTTCATCATCGACATCAGGCTGGAGAGCTGCTGGTTCCCGTACTGCATCTGCTCGACGGGGGGCCGGTCCCACTTGACGCCGTTGGGGTCCAGGCTGTTGATGACGCCGCCGGGCTTGATGGAGATCTGGGAGCTGTTTCCGACGAGGGTGTTCGGGTTGATGATGGCCATCGGGTTCAGGCCATACGTCACGTTGTCCTGCGTCTGGTTCATCGTGTCGTTGATGAGGCCCTGAAGCTCAAGGCCCATCCGACCCAGGCCGGTCCCGTAGATCTGGCCGGGGCGTGCCCACGGCGAGGAGATGACGTAGGGGGGCTTCTGGTGCCAGAAGGGGTTCCGGCACGCCTCGACGGGCACGTCATTGACGAGCACCACCTTGACCGGGACTGGCGCCCCCTTGACTTCGCCGGGCCCGTACAGGGCCGCCGGCACGGGCATGCGGAGCCAACACTCCTTCACGTAGCCCCACGTCCCAAGCTCCCCCCGGCTCCGCGCCTCCGTCGCGATGTCCGCCCCGCCGAGGACCAGCTCCGCCTGCTGCTGCAAGTCCTGGCTGTACTCATTGGCGATGTCCGGGAATCCGGCCTCGTCCTCGTTGAGCCACTCACCCGACTTGAAGCGCAGGTCCGCGTCCTGCTTCGACACCTGCATGATCTCGTACAGCAGCGACGCCTGCTCGGGCGTGTCGATGGTCGTGGGCCAGATGTAGAACCCAAAGATGTCACGGGGCAGGAAGCGGGCACCCTCCGTGTCCGCCGCCGACAAGTCCCCGAACAGGCCAAGGCCCGGCACCTTGCGGAGCCGGGTCGCCTTGTCAGGGGCGGGCGGCTTGTGCCAGAACACCTTGCTGACGGCGAACCCGAAGTCGTTGAGGGTCCGGATGTGCTTCTTCATGCCGAGACGAATCTTCATCTCGACTTCCATCTGGTACTGCATCCACGACTTGACCAGGTCCGCGTCGCCCTCGTCGCCCTCGCGCATCACGTCCACCACGGAGTCCGTGGGGAACAGGGCCCGGTTGATGTGGGACGTACGGACATCCGACGCCTTCGCGTAGGCGGGCAGGTACGAGTTCGACTCGCCCTTGTAGCCTTGGTCCTCGCCGTGTCGCAGGTACAGCATGTCCCGGACGCGCCCCCACTCGTCCCGGACCGCCGTCCCGTCTGACTCCCCCTGCTGAAGCATGGGCAGGAGGTTGTCGTCAATCCAGGCCCGCACTGCCTTGTCGGTGACGAAGTTCAGCTTGGAGGGGATGAAGAAGGCGTCCACCTCGTCGGCGGGGCCTGTGGAGACGAGGGGCGTCTCAGGAGCGTTCTGTGCGATCATTCATCTTCCTCGGAGGCAGTGTCGCGTCGGTAGCGGATGGAGGTGAGGACCCGATTCGTCTGTGCCGTGGCAGACACGCCGTACAGGAACCAGACCCCGTAGCGCAAGGCATCCACGAGGTGGTCGTACTCGTTGTCCTTGATGGGCTTGTCCCCCGCCTCGTTGAGGTGGTACCCGCCCGCGAGGGCATCACACAGAACCCGGCACCGATCGTCGATGAGAATGGCAGGGTCTCCGCCGGTCGTCGACTCGAACCGCTTGCGGAGTACGTCAAGGCTCAGGTCCAGTGGGGTCCGCACGGATCGGAGCTGGATGCCGGCGTCGTGCAGGATCTTCAGCATCGAGCCCGTGTCCTTCTGTTGCTTCACGGCCGGGTCGCCCACGTCGAGGAACTCCTGCGCGTCTGGGAACCACTCTGCCGTCAGGGCCAGGACTTGCTGGGCAAACTGGGCCCCCTCGACGTGCCGGCCCATGTGCTCACGCAGGACTTGCAGGTGCCCGTCCTTGCGCTTCTGGCAGAAGACGAGGCCGGGCCTGCGGTAGCCAAAGTCCCAGAACCGGAACAGAGTCGCGCCGCCTCGGTGCTCCAGGCCCTTCCGGGTGTGGAGCTTCCGGGAGAACTGGCGGATGACAGGCTGGCCGGGGAAGGTGTTGCCCCACTCACCCTCGACGAGGCGCTTCCGAAGATCCTCTGGCAGCGTGGCCCCGAGTTCGTCGTAGTACCCCTTGGGCAGGTTCGCCTCGTTCTCCTTGGGCTGGGGCCGAAAGAGCGTCATGCTCGGCTTCTTCACGGACTCCCCTGTGGCATCGACGCCTGTACATTCCGTGTACAGCCAGTGCGTCACAGGGGGCGGGTTGAAGGCGAGCCCGATGAAGTGGTTGCACTCGTCGAAGGTTCCCATGCCCGGGGGCCGGAACCGGAGGCGCATCTTCATCTGCTCGAAGTAGTGCTGCTCCACTTCGTCCGCCTCGTCGATGAAGCCGCCCGTGTACTCGTAGGAGCCCACGTTGTCCGACAATCCCATGAAGGTGATCTCGGACAGGGCCCCGCGATGCCCGTCTGTCCCGATGGCAATGGGCCGGATGTACCACTTCATGGGCGGTGCCTTCGTCCGCTCCACCAACGTCCCGTCCGGCAGCCGGTTCAGGATGTTCGTCATGGTCCGGGCCGTCGTGTCCATCAGATCGTTGTAGTCTCGGCGAGCCACGAACCACTTGGAGCCGGGCAGGAGCAGGGCCCGGAGCATGATGTCCGCGCAGCCTGTAGTTGACTTGGCACAGCCGGCGGGCCCCATGTACGCCTTGAGACGACTCCGGCTCGTCATGTACGCGAGCTGCGTCGGGAGCAGCTTCCGCTTCCACTTGACGGGGTTGTCGTCGATGAGGAGGGCCATGAGGTCCTCGATGCCGTCGAGGACCTGGGCCGCAGCGTTGACGCTGGCCTTGGCCTTCTCGACGCCGCTCCGCCTCATTCGCCACCTTCATCTTCACTTGCCACGTCGCTTCGGGACAGCCAGGGCAGCTTCGCCGTCAGGCTCTTGCTGCCGTCGCCGAGGTTCAGGACGATCGTCGCGTGGTTGCCTGCCGCTGCCTCACGCTTCCGCAGGCCGTGCATGTCGAGCACTCTGTCTCGGGCTTCGGCGCGCTGCTTGTCCGTGCCGTACTTCAAGTCGAAGGCCAGGTCCGCGATCACTGTCGGGAGCAGCTCGACAGCCTTGCGGTCTGTCCAAGCCTTGATGGCGGCTTCGTCCTTGCCTGAAATGCCTTGGCCGCCCACGAGCCCCAACTTGAACTGGTGGGTGTCGTGCGCGGCTTGGAGGTGTTCCGGGACGACTTCGCCTGCCGGAGTCAGGGGGGCTGGGACAGGGGGAGCAGCGAGGGTGGCCTTCCGCTTGCGGCTCGGCGGCTTCACCGCCTCTGCCAGCCTACGCGCCGAGGGAGGAGTCGGCGCCGGCTGCGGTGTCTGGTCACCCTCGCTGCTCATTGGACCCCCATCCCACCACGGGTTCTTACGAGCGAAGTGAGGCGACGTGCTGCACGGACAGGCCGGTCTTGGCGGCGATCATCCCATCGTCGAAGTCGGTCGCCTCGATGAGAGTCAGAGCCTTCGACGTGGCGTCTCTCGCCGGTCCCGAACCCCGCTTGCGGTTCAGTGCTTCTGGGCCGGCAGTCTCCAGAAGGACGGAGATGAGGTGCTTCCCCGGCTTGTCGGCAAGCTCCGCAGCCTCCGCTGCGGCTTTATCCGTCAAGCGGAAGTCGTCCGCCAGCCTCTTCAGATCCCACATCTGAAGGAAGTGAAGTTCCAAGAACTTCATCATCTCCCCAGGATTCAGATCGGCTGCCTTGGTGCTGTAGGAGTTGCTCGCCATCATCGCCCGCCATCGCGGGCTGCGGTACTTCGAGATGTCGCTGTCAGGCTTCCTTCGGTAGTATGCCATGTGTCCCTCGCTGTTTGCTTGGACTTCATTGTCGCGCCGTTCCGGCCCTAGAACCACCATTTCACTTATGTCGGGAGGGGGCGCGCTCCGCGCCCCCCGCCTGCTCAGCTTGGTATGGTTCTAGGGTGACAGACGAGCGCAAAATTGTCAAATCGAGGAGGTAGATCAAATAAAATCAAGATGATAAAAAAAGATGCTCAGGAAAGTCATGTACAGCTAGAGCGGAATTTCTGGCCCCGGACGCCCGGCGCGCGAGGCGCGGCGCGAAGCGACGCGCGTCTGCCCGCCTCCGGCGAATGTAGATCCCAACTCCTAAGACAAGGGGCGGAACGTGACTTCGCGGACTTGCACAAATGGGCGGACTTGCGCGGCGAGGCAAAACGTCTTCTCCGGGAAAGCTTTCACGGAGGTGAACCCTGAGTGTACTTTTTCTCCGCAAAACGCCAGGCGGGAAAGGCGAGGATTCGTATCAGGTGGAGCCGGGGGGCCAAGGAGACACCAGGGGGGCTTGGGGACGCCTGACAGCGAGACGGCGAAGCCGGCGAGCGGGGGCCGCCCCCTGGGGGCCACAGACCCCACGGCGAGCCAGGCGGGGCAGGCAGGGGAGGGGCGCAACTTGTGGAGGCGTGGAACGGACCCCACACTTTGGGGCGGGGGCGGGAGGGGGTGGGGAAGATGTGGGTACTACACCTACATGCGTCCCAGGGGTTAGTCTGTGGGTGTAAGCATATGATTCCTCTACCCCCCACCCCCCGGTGCCGGTAGGGGGAGGGGTCCCCCTCCCCCCGGCCCCACCCCGCGCGCGGGCCGACTCCCCGCGAAGCCAAGAGAAAGAGTCAGTGTGACTCTCAGTGTCAACGAGAGTGGACACTCTC